TTATCTCTCGCTCTAATGCAAGATCTACTACGTTCTCAGATAAATTTTTATCATATGGTTCGTAGTGGTCAATAATTTGTTCTAGTTTATGAAGTTTAACCTGAACATAGGGCCACATCAGTTTAGCAAAAACTAAAGCGTCTCTGTATCCGCAGGCCCAACGCCATTGTTTTTTATACTTTGGTTTGTTATTATATTTCTTTTCTTTACTACCAGCCAAAGCCTAAAGTTTTATGCATCCATTCAACAGTATCTTTGTCAGTCATTGTTAACTCACATCTAATGTACCATTGGTTATAAACTTTATTATTTCTATCTTTACGCTTGGTAGCTTTNTTCTTACAGGTCACACATCCTTCGCCATCAAATAGTCCGGCAATATATGCAATTTCAGTTGGCTGCATTTTTATCCTTATTGATTACCCACTTTAATAAGGAAGTAGAAGGATCATATCCTTCAAAGTCTACCTTAGTGCAACTTGATATCATTATTTGAAGTATTATCAGCATCATTATCGTCAATAATATCTTTGGATTCATATACATAAAATTCTCCCTCTGAATCGCAGTCCCAACATTGGTGAACTGTGTCTCCAAACTCTGTCCCAACTTTTAAAAAGCCATTACCTTTGCAAGTTGGACAGATATGGACCTTAACGTTTTGTTTCTTTAATTTTACCATTTAACTTTTTTGCTTTCTCATTAGCTATTTGTTCAATAGTTTTACTAATTGATAATTTGGCATCGGGCAATAAAACCTTAGACAAACTAATCAATGTCTTATATGTTTCATGTGTTAACGAAACATTTCTATATTTAGTTATATCAGTCATAATTCCTTTCATTTATTTCTGATGACTATATAGGATTGAAGAGAGATTTGTCAAGTATGAAATTTATATTAAGTATGATTATTTGCTCGCAAATAGCGGGCACTTGTCTACCACCTTATCCATGGCCTGAAACATTTAATACTCAATACGATTGTTTATTGTTTGGTTATGAAGAATCCATTAAAAAAATGAAAGAGATAGGGCGTGAGGATATTAACAAATATAATATGTTTATTAAATTTACTTGTGCTCAGGAAAACATAATTTGACAATGTGTCCAAATTGTGTTAGAGGCTAAGGCTTCTCACCACAATTGCCTACTCTTATATTTCCCTCTTTAGAGTAGGTATGTAGCGGAGTTTCCTTATTCCATAATAGGAATAACCAAATAATAAATCCGTAGATTAGAATCATTATAAAGAAGAATATTAATAACTCATTCACAAATAAATCCTTGTACTGTTCCTCTACCATCTTTGAGGTACCAGCCGCTGGTATTATCGTTTGTATCTTTATATACAGCTATTCCTTCCCTATGGTCGTCAGCAAACATTAAACAATCTGCAACTGTCACAGGTTTTTCAAATTCTAGTGGCTCTTTTACTAATGTCCCGTCGAAAAGAAGTATTAGTATTATTAAAGTTTTGCACATTTGCAAACTCCTTTACAAGTTTATACCACAAATCCTTATATTTAGGATTGCGGGTTTTATTCCACATGTTGGCTGCTTCGTCAATCTTCTTTTGAATCATTAATTCGTCTCCCCTGAGTAAGAATCTTTTTAATTCCTGGCGCATGTATATCTATCTTTGCATATCTTTCCCATGCTTTTTTAATCAGGTTTAATTCTAAAATTAAATTAGACCATTGTTTAGTACTAATATTCTTACTTGTTATAGTTAGTTTCTTTTCTTTCATGTTCTCTTACCATTTAGAATATTATGATAAACCATTCTTTTCTTTTTATTCTCATAGGATATATAACCAGTCCATTTAGGATTAAGTGTTATTAAAGATTTTAATAGTTTTTTAAATGACATGGCTTTCTTTTCTTCTTCTTCCTTACCATCTTCTGCAACTTTAAATGTATATCTCATCTTTTCCTTTCTTTCTGTATATATAGGATATCAGGGGATAATTGTCAACGTCCTTTTTTACCTTTTCCACGATATTTTCCCATTCTTTTCTCGTGTTTATTTCTGTTCTTTTTGTGTCGACCCGGACGTTTTCTAGGTTTATCGCGTAGAGGTTTAGTTATAGCTCCAAAGGATGCTCTTTTACCCATCTATAACCACTCTTTAACATATGGTTTAGTACCTTTAGGAGGATGTAATACGGGTAAATAAGTTATCTTACCATTAATATGTTGTTGAAGATCTCCACCACATGTTAAACATCTAATAAAATTCTCGAGTAATTCCAACTAGCATTGTATATTCACTACACGTCGGACATTTCCCATTCACTATCTCTGCTTGAAATCTTACTGTGTTTTTTTCTGTCATATTTTTTCTTATTTTTTATCACACGCTGTTGATAACGTCCATCACTTAATTCTTGTGCTACCCTATTTCTAGGCCTATTTTTTTTAAGGAAAAATGCGTATGATTTTTTATTCAAGAATCAATGAAAGAATTTTTTTCTCTCCCATATATATTTCAGTGTTAGCCTTAGATTTAATGCATTTATACTGCACTCTACTTTCAGCTCTTAACTGTCTTTCCGCGATACGTTTCCCTTTTAAACATTTTGAGAGGGTGTCCATATGTAAGTGTTCCTTGATTTCATGGTCCACTATCATTAATAATGCAAATACTACTTCTACCATTTTAACAATTCCATTTTCTTAGTGATTTAGATAATCTATCTTGACCTGTGTTATTACTAGCTTTTTGTCTTTTACGCATTCCCGTCATTCTTGCGCAGAAAGACTTACGTCTGTTAGCTGCTTTAGATCCTTTTTTTAATTTTGATGGTTTAGTTGTAACTGCTGTTTTAAGTTTTGATCCTGGATTAGCAGCTCTATAAGATGCAACACCTTTTTTATTTAGACCGCCTGATGGATTTTTTCCTTCTTTTCTTTGCCACGCAGGAGTTTTTCCCCCAGAAGCCATATAGGCTCTTCCATATCCTCGTAAAGCAGCCCCGTTCATTAGCTCTGGCTACGTCTAATAGCTCGATCAGTGGGAGCACCTTTAGCGCCTTTCTTCCTCATCTTCTCTCCACGTTTTCTTTTTTGATGAATGTTATACCACAATCCTTTTTTAGCTGTGCGTCCGTCTTTAGTCTTATGTGTTCCTTTACTCATTAGTGTGTTCCATTTCCGTTAGCAAAAGTTCTTTGCTTATCTTTTAATTTTTCAATGTCCGATAATATCTTCTCTACGTCCTTTTGTAAACGTTCAATATTGACCGTATTTGACATCATATCCTGCATTGCTGTCTCTATTTTTTCTACTTGTCCACTCATATGCTCAATTAACATAAATTGTTCGCTATCTGCGGGAAGCGACCCAAGTTGACCCCGCGGCCATTTGATTCTAAATTCTGTATTCTCAATTAAATCTTTGGACATTAATTCTACTTGCGTTGAAAGTCTGTTTTGAGTCTCAATAATACCGAAGTAAGCCCAGGTGCCAATGGCAACCAGCGCTATAAGACTGGCAACCGTCTTCATAGGCATTTGTACTTTTGCTTCGTCCGAAATAGTGAGTGGTTTATGTGCCATTAGTTATAACTGTATCCTGTGTTGCCTTGTTCTAATTTTTTAAATAATAATTCATGTTGTTTCATAATGTCTTCATCAGAGTCCATCATCTTATCCATTTTATCTTCTAATTTTATAACTTGTCTTTCAAGTTTATGTACTTTATCTTCATGTACTGCCTGAATAGTTGAAAGTTCAAAAGTTCTAGATAGACTCCAGCCAGCTAGGGCTAGTAAGATTCCTACTAACATTGTCATTAATTTTTCAACCATATTTTACCTCGTTTTCAAAAGACATATCCAAACCATGATCTTTTTCTTTTGTATAAGTTCTCTTACATTTACAATTGTCACAGACACAAACACCATACTCATCTGCATGAAGCTCTCCATCACAATGACAGGCGTGATGACAATTTTTACATTGGGCCATTACTTTTGTTCAAAAAGCCAATTAACAAATTTCTTCCATAATTTTTTAATCATCTTTTTTCTCCACATTGTAGAAGAATCTATCGGAATCTTCTGTTTTCCATTTTTGATCGTCCTCAACATTCCACTCGGTTGTTTGTACTTTCCAATCAAAAGGAATTTCATCTTTAACGGTAAAAGATGGGATACTCCATATAATTCGATTGTTTGGCTGTGCCGCATAGTTGCCATCTTTTAAAGCAAGTATGTGTGCGCACTTATGCTCGTGCGGAATTTCAGAATGATCTGTATCTACTATATTACTCTCTGGGTGTGCCCAGTCAATAGTAAATAAATAAGCACCTTTATGCCATTTTTTATCTTTACCAATGTATTTTCCAGATTGTCCGTCTAAGATATCAAAAGAAGTAATAGCAGGATAATAACTAAAACAGTTCCATAGCTCCAACTCATCAAGTCGCATCCTAGGTACTTCTTCTGCTTTATAGCCTCTTTGTATGAACGCAGATATGGGGAGACGATAGAAGACAGCACCATTTTCCATAATACAGTGAAAAAGGATAGGACGTCCTGTAATAGACGCCACACCAAAGATAATACAATCTTCAACTTCTCCATGATGTTTTTTAAGATCATAGAGATACTCTCTCCTGATCTGTGCATACGTCACAGGTATGTTTGCATTTAGATAGGCCATGACTCATTAGAATATTATTGCGCCAATAACGAAACCAACAACTGCACCAATAATGTATTCTCTGTGCATTAAATAAAAATGCTCTATTTGATGTTTTATATTGCTCATTTTTCCTCCTCTTTTATATTACCCCAATTGGGACCGAATTCATAGTCTACTTTATTAGGAACTTCAAGTGAAACTGCGTCCTCCATTATCTGTTTTATTTTATCTGAATTACCATCAACAGATATATCAAGTTCATCATGAACTTGTATGTGTGGGATAATTCCTTCCTTATATAATTCTAACATTGCTTTCTTAGTCATGTCAGCAGCTGATCCTTGTATAAGTTTGTTCAATGCTTTGTAAGTGTATGCTCTCTTGATCCCTGGTCCGTGTTCCATGAGCGCTGCATCATGAGTCAAGGCTTTATGAATACCAAATTGATTAGGTTCCCACAAATGGAAACGACATAATCTTCCAAGTAATGTTCTAATCTTACCTGAGTCTTGGGCACGTTGCATTACATTGTCCATTAGTTGTTTAACGAATGGTACTCTTCTATGGTACTTTTTAAATAAATCATCAGACTTATCTTTAGATATACCCAGTTCTGCTTGTAATTTATTTTTACCCATACCATAGAACAGACCAAGGTTTATAGTCTTGGCCTGTGATCTAGGGATCTCTGCCATATCAGCGACAATGTCATGAAAGTCCGCATTATCGTCACGATAAGCGTCCAATACATCGCCCACTCCATAGAGATTCTGTAAAGCTGCATAATGCACTACCAACCTAGGCTCTTGCTGAGAATAGTCAAAACAACCCCATGTATGGCCCTCCTCAGGTATAAATAATGACCTAATAGCAGGTCCTAATTCCTTATTTCTAGCTGGTATTTGCTGTAAATTTGGGTTTGAATAACTGAATCTTCCAGTTACTGTTCCTCCATTATCTCCTCGTAGCTGGTTTATTTCAGCATGTATTCTTCCTTTGTGATTGTGCTTTAATATGGTATCAATAAATGTGGTATGCGCCTTGTTTATTTCACGAGCGCGGGCTATTTGTTTCACCAGTGGGTGGGGGTGATTCTGTAAAAAGTTTTTAGTAAATGATGGAGAATTTGTTTTTTCGGTTGAGTCATATGGTAGGTTCAGTTTTTGAAAAACTTGCGCTATCGACCTCGCTGCCCATATTTGCGTATCTACTCCAGTTTCTTTTTTTACTGCTAATAGGCATTCTTTTTCTTTTGCTGATAATGTTTCTTTTAATTGATGAGCTGCTTCAACGTCTACTCGAACTCCTAAAAAACGCATATCGACTAGGCAAGGGAAAAGTTCTGTCTCTAATTCGAAAATAGATTGTATATCTTGGTGTAAAATTTCTTTCTTAAGTTCTTGCCACAGTTCTAAAGTTATCTCAGCATCTTTTTCTGCATAAGCGCCAACATAAATGGCAGGTAGTTTATACATTTCTGCCTTGGGGTCAACCCCCCAACTCTTTGCAGCTTCATATAAAGCTGTTTCATTTTTTCCTTTTCCGGTATATCTTTTAGAGCAATTGTTTAGGTCATAACGCATTTGATTTTCATCAACCAAGGCCGATGCAATCATCGTGTCAACAATTTTACCGTTAATACTTAAACCTAATGCTCTGATCCAACATACGTCGTACATGGCGTTATGAAATATTTTAACTGCTGGTGTACTAAGGACTCCTTGAAACCATTTTAAAACTTTTTTACGATCCATATTACCACCACCTTCGTGAGCAATTGGATAATAACCAGACCAATCATGAACAGCTACTGCTACACCTGTTACGTCTCCTCGTTTAGTTACATTACCTGACCCCATTTTTATAAGATCAGGATCTTTTGTTTCTAAGTCTATTGAAATCTCATCATACTTAGATAAGTCTGGAAATGTTTCCGGTGGTAACCACTCCGTCTGTGGTGCAAATAAGGGAGCTTGTATCATTTAACAAAGCCCCAAGAATTTTTCTTTTCTTTTATTTCTTCTTTCACTGGGGCAGGATAGTCTCTATCGATAGCCATGTCAATATAATGTTTTGCTTTTAATAAATCTTCTTTTTGATTTTTTTGTTTGTGCCTACACAAATATTTTATGGCGTTGCCTTCTGCAAACGGAATATTATTTTTGTTAATAAATTCTGAGGGCTGAATGACCATAGACTTATAATGTGTCCCACCTACCTGCTTTTTATAAATATCATCTTTCATTAATAGCTTCTTTAATTAATCGTTTAATATATTCTTCATGTCTTCTCGCTTTAACTTCTGGTCGTTGAAGATATGCTTGATCCCATGCTTTACCTTTAGGACTTTGTCTCCATTTTTTTCTTGCGCGTTTTCTACTTTCTGCATATGGGTGACTCACATAAACCACGCTATTGTTAATAAACATGACAAAAATACTGCCATACTAAGTTCTCCCATTATTTTCATATTTTGTTTACACCATCTACAATTACACATCATATTATATATCCTTTGTTTGCTATTTTTGGTTCCACTATATGTAAGTTTTCTTTTGTTCTTGTTGCTCCCACATAGTACAATCTGTTTTCATCATCTGGATTTTTTTCATATCCTTCCATAGTAGTTTTAGTAAGATCAGTTAAAAGAACTACGTTTTGTGATTCCCCACCTTTAGCGGCGTGAATCGTAGACAATTCTATTCTTGGTTTTTTATTTAGTTGTTCACCATTAGCTCTCATTTTTCTGAGATAATTAATTCTTCTAGTCCCTGCATCATTAAATGCTTCAAACCACACTTGGTTAGTTTTAAGTCCGTGGTCCGTGGTCAACTTATCAATACCATAGAAGGAACCCTTCACCATTCCTTTTAATTTTTTCTTATCTACATTATCTTCGTTCATGTAGTTGTAAATTTTTTCTATTTGTTTATAAGATAATAACTGACCTTGTCGTAAATGTTCCCAGTCAATTGCTGCTTCTTGCATATCTTTTCTCATAACTTCTTTTATATCTATTTTCATAATACAAACCTTTTACGGTACAAAGTATCTTCTATTTCTTTAAGCATGTGNTTAGTTCTACCTAGTATTAACCATTCTCCTTTAGACATNTCTATTGAATCCACATCAAAATGACGATGTANACCCCCTTCATTCACCTTAGGCTTCCAGTTTTTGTTTATTCTATTTCTAACTCTATTGATTATATTCATCGCCAGCCTATGGACTTTAATTGGTATTCTATGTGATTGTATCAGCGGAAGATTAATCATTTGATTCTGTAATGCGATGAAAGAATCTACATCTGCACCAGCCCATTTAAAGATAGCTTGGTCATCATCTCCAGCAATAAAGGTGTCTTCGGCTTTGTCCCATATAGTTTTGGTCATATCCCACTGCATAAGAGATAAGTCTTGAGCTTCATCAACAAAGACTACATCAAACTTAGGGGATAGATCTGATTTTATAAAATTTAAAATCATGTCGTTAAAATCTATTAAAGCATATTC